GTGCAGAGGTGCCGGCCGAGCAGGCCGCGCTCGCGCTGTACCAGGCCGCATGGGAACGCCTCTTCGCGAACCCGACGCTCAGCGGCGCAGTGATGGACATGGAGCCGCTCGGCTTCGATGTCGACACCGATGAACTGGACACCACCGTCGCGACGGTGCGCACGGGTATCCGGCTGCGCCACCGCACGGCGGGCAACACCCTCGAGGTCTGACATGGACGACACCGCACTCCCCGAGCCGCAAAAGGGCGGCAGCTACACCCGCAACGCCGACGGCAGCCTCACGCTCGTGCAGCGCACCGCCGAGCGCCCCATGCGCGACAAGCGCGACGACGAAGCGGCTGACCCGGCCGCCCCGGCTCCGGCCGCCGCCGCCAAGGAGTAAGGCATGGCCAACCGCCTCACCCGCAACACCGCCGTCATTGGCAAGATCGAGACCACCTACGGTGTCGACGCCGTGCCCACCGGCGGCGCCAATGCGCTGCTGATCAGCAACCAGGGCATCAACCCCTTGGTGGCCAACAACGTCGACCGTGCGCTCATCCGCCCGTACCTCGGCCGCAGCGAGCAGATCACCGGCACCCGCTACAAGGAGATCACGTTCGACGTGGAGGCCATCGGCTCCGGCGCGGCCGGCACCGCGCCGGGCTGGGGCCCGTGGTTGCGTGGTTGCGGCTTCGCCGAGACCGTCACCGCCTCCACCCGCGTCGACTACCTGCCCATCAGCACCGCCTTCGAGTCTCTGACGGAGTACTACTACGACGACGGCGTCCAGCACGTCCTGCTCGGCTCGCGCGGCGCGCTATCGTTCTCCGCCAAGGTCGGCGAGCTGCCCAAGTTCTCGTTCCGCTTCCAGGGCATCGACGGCGGCGACACCGCGGTGGCAAACCCCGCCGTCACCCTCAGCGGGTTCAAGACGCCGCCGGCCATCGTCGACGCCAATGCCGGAGACCTCACGTTCGGCTGCACCCACAGCAGCAGCGGCGCGCCGGCGCTCACCGGCGGCACCGTCTTCCCGAGCCAGGGCATCGAGATCGACCTCGGCCTCGCGCTGAACTTCACCGCCTTGCTCGGCGGCGAGACGGTGGACATCACCGATCGCCAGCCCGTCGGCAAGATCGTTCTCGACCTCACCGCCGCGCAGGAGGTCACCAACATGACCGCCGTGCGCGCGGCCACCACGCAGAGCCTGGGCTTCACCTACGGCACGGTGGCAGGCCTCAAGGTGCTGCTCTTCATGCCGTCCGTGCAGCTGACCAACCCGTCCAAGGTGGACGTGAACGGGAAGCGCATGATCGGCTACGACCTGAACATCTCGCCCTCCAGCGGCAACGACGAGCTGCGCCTCGTTCTCTACTGAGCCGCCCGCGCCGTGTACAGCATCGAGGTTCTCGGGCTGGCTGCGGTGCGTGAGCGCGTGCGCAACGTGCCCAAGCAGATGCGCTACGCCGCTGCGCTGGCGCTCGGTGAGGTGGGCCGCGCGGCGCGCGCCGACCTGGCCGCCGAAGCGCGCACCGCCTTCAAGGACCCCACGCCCTTCACGATCCGCGCGCTGCTGTCCCGGCCGCGTGACCGCTGGGCCACGACGGACCGACTCGTCGAGATCATCACTCCCGAGTACCCCGGCGGCAAGGCTGTGGACCCGGTGGACGTGCTGCGCCCCGAAGTCGAAGGAGGCGCCCGCAAGCTCAAGCGCGCCGAGCGCGCGTTCCAGCGCGTGGGCATCCTGCCGCCCGGTATGGCGATGGTGCCTGCGCGCGGCCTGGTCGACGGGCCGAAGGGCGATGGCTACGGCAACGTGAAGGGCTCCTTCATCGTCCAGCTCATCAGCTACTTCCAGGCTTTCGGCGAGCAGGGCTACCGCGCCAACATGACGGCCAAGCGCAAGCGCTCGCTCGCCAAGTACGGCAAGAGCGAAGGCGGGTTCAAGCGCATCGGCGGCGTGGAGTACTTCGTCAGCCGCGGCCGTGGCGAGTTCACCGGCCGCGGGTCCTGGCGCAACGGCCAGCAGCAGCACCTGCCGGCCGGCATCTGGCAGCGCAGCGGCACGCACGGCTCCAACGTGAAGCCCGTGTTCCTCTTCGTCCGCCCGCCCCGCTACACCGAGCGCTTCCGCATGGGCGAGGTGATCGCGCAGCGTGCGCGTGATCTCCCGCAACGCTTCAACCAACACCTGGTGCGCGCCCTCGCCACCGCACGCTGATCATGTTCAACCTCGACCTCTCCTCGACCTACTGGTGGCCGGTGCCCTTCAAAGTGCCGGGAGAAGACGGCGCGCTCGTCGATGCGGCGTTCGATGTCCAGTTCACACGCAAGACCGCCAGCCAGGTCGAGGAGATGATGAAGCGCGCCGCCGACGAGCGCCGCTCCGATTCGGACGTGGCGCGCGAGATCGTCGTCGGCTGGCGCAACGTGGTCGGCGCGGCCGGCGCCGTGTCCTTCTCGCCCGAAGCCCTGAGCCGCCTGCTGGCCGTGCCGGGCGCCGGCACGGTGATCGTGCGTGCGTTCCTCGAGTCCGTCTCGAAGGGCGCGGAAAAAAACTCCTAGAGGCCGCCGAAACATGGGCGCGCGGCGGCCTTCAACTCGACGAGACGCCGCTGGACGCGCTACGCGCGTTCGGCGTATCGCCCGAGGTGCTCGAGCAGGCGCGCACGGACATCGCGCTGCGCAACCAGGCCGCGGTGCTGTCCGTGTGGCCGCAGAACTGGCACGCGCTGCTCGCCTTCATCGAGATGGGCACGCAGTGGCGCCTCGTGCCCACGATGACCGGCGTTCTGTACCAGGGCCTCGAGTACGCCGCGCTGCCGGTGGTGCTGGCCGCGCTGAAGCCGCGCGTGCCGGCCGATCTGCGCCGTCCGCTGCACGAACTGCTGCCGCAGCTGCGCGTGATGGAGCAGCGGGCCGCCTCCATCCGCAACGAGGGGTAGCCGCGTGCTGAACCTGGACGGCCTCACCTACAAGATCCGCCTGGACGACAGCGAGGTGGCCCCGGCCGCCGTGCGCACCGAGCGCGCCGTCACCCGTCTCGGCTCCAGTGCGGCCGTCGGCCAGAACCAGTTCAACGGCTTGTCCAACAGCACCAAGCTCACGCGGCAGGAGGTGCTGGCGCTCAACTACACCATGAGCGACGTGGCCGCGTCGCTGGCCAGCGGCGCCAGCCCCTGGACCATCCTCGCGCAGCAGGGCGGGCAGGTGAAGGACGCCTTCGGCGGCGTGGGCCCGCTGTTCAGCAAGCTCGGCAGCCTGTTCACCGTCGGCCGCGTGGCCATCGGCGGCGTGGCGGCGGCAGCGGGTGCGCTGTTCCTCGCCTTCCAGCAGGGCAGCGCCGAGAGCAAGGCCTTCGAGACGGGCATGGCGCGCACCGGCAACCAGGCCGGCATCACCGAGGCGCAGTTCCGAGACCTGTACCAGCAGATCGCGCAGGGCTCGGGCGCGACGGTCGGCGCGTCGAAGGACGTGCTGCAGGCCCTCATCGACACCGGACAGTTCGGCCCCAAGGCGCTCGGCGCCGTGGGCCTGGCCGCCGCCGCGATGACGCGCGCCTTCGACCTCAGCGCCGACGACGTGGCCAAGGACTTCGCCCGCATGGGCGACAGCGCCGCGCACTGGGCGGCGGACCACAACAAGACGATGAACTTCCTCACCGTCGAGCAGTACAAGTACATCCGATCGCTCGAGGAAACCGGCCGCGTGAGCGAGGCGCAGGCCTACGCCGCCAAGCTGGTGGAAGAAGCGGCCAGCCGCGTCACGCGCAACCTCGGCACGCTCGAAAGCGCGTGGAAGGGCGTCAAGGACTGGGCCTCGCAGGCCTGGAACGCGATGCTCGGCATCGGCCGCGCCGACACCACCGCCGACAAGCTCGCCGCGCTGCAAAAGCGCATCGAGGACATCCAGAAGGGCCCGTTTGCCGGCACCGCCAAGGGCGACCAGCGCATCCAGGAACTGCGCCAGCAGATCCGCGCGCTTGACCAGGCCGACCAGTTCAAGCGCCAGGCGCTGGACTCCGATGCGGCCCGCGCGATCGAGAACCGCAAGGCCATTGAGGACGCGCGCAAGGAAGAGAACAAGAAGGGCGGCGCCGGCAAGAAGCCCAAGGTCGTGATCGACAAGGCCTACCTCGAGGCGTTCAAGGCCGAGCAGGAGATCACCGCCGAGCAGGACAAGGCCACCCAGAAGTTCTACGCCGACCAGCAAGCCAAGATCGACAAGGAGCAGGCTGACTATCGCCAGCGCCTCGAGCAAGGCGCCGACTTCGGGGCGCAGCTGGCCGAGCAGGCGCAGGCCATCAACGTCTCGCTGATCACCGACGACGAGCAGCGCGCCCGAGCCCAGCTCGCGATCGAGAAGGATGCCGTCGAAAAGCGTATCCGCGCGCTCGGCCTTCTTCCCGAGGCCGAAGCCGCGCTGCTGGGCCGCGCCGCCGCCCTGACCCAGGCGCGCGAGCGCCAGATCACCGAGCAGCTCAAGCCCGAGTACCAGAAGCGCCTCGAGCAGTACCAGGACCTCAACAGCTACATGAAACGCGCTGCCGACGAGTTCAATACTGGCTGGCTGGACAGTGGCAAGCAGGCCTTCTCGCAGTGGGTCACCACGGGAAAGTTCAGTGCCTCCACGCTGGTGGACTTCATCGTCCGCAAGTTTGCGGAGATGACGTTCGAGCGCTACCTCGCCGCGCCCTTCGCCAGCCTGGGCAACGCGATCTTCGGCGCCTTCGGTTCGTTC